GGATAATAGGTATTATAATCTATATCTCCTCCCCAAAATCCAAATTGAGCAATGGTATCCGGTGTCGGAGTCTTCCATTTGTAATAATTCTCTGAGAAAGCCTGGGCTCCAACTGCTTCTGGGATATACCCAGCCATAATGGTATGACCCTGGCCAATCACCATTGAATCAAGATGCTCTTTGTTTCTTTTAGTAAATTTACTCATCTTGCTTTTGTATTTTGGTCTCCACGAGATGGAGCCGGATTAGTTTTATCTCTTGACCTACGAGCAGATTGATTTTTATCATCTTGCCTTTGCTTCTTCTTAGTTCCTTCTTGAGGGTCTGAGTTACCGCCTTTAGCAAATTGGTCCTCAAGTGAAACTCTTGGTTCATTCTCATCAGGAGAATCATAACCCATTGCCCAAGCATATTGGTCTTGGCTAATGATACCAGCCTTATATAATAAATCCAGGTTTTGGATTTTATACTGAAGACCTTGTTGAACCTTAACTTCATCAGAGATAGTTGAAGTTCCCCATGATATCTTTATTCCCTTATTATCAAAGCCTGCCAGACGTAGTTCTAGAGAATAAAGAAAATCCAATACATAAGTTACAAGCATTTGGATATTTTTTAACTGGCTGATTAATTTAGACAGCATTATACCCGTTGCTCCCTCTCCTGTTGTTGAACTAACTCCAATAAGGTTTCCATTAACTCCCAAACCATTTGCAACTGATTGCTGATTCATATTCCAGGGTTTCTCAATATTACCAAGTTCCTTGGTAGTTGAATTGAGTTTAAACTCATGGTCATCAATGTAACCAGTTACTATACCGTCTTTCATACCATTACGAAGATTTCTTTTCAAATCTTTTAATGTACGTTCAAGACGGGATTGATAAGCTTGTAAGCTTTCATTTGGATTCTGGTCTGGTTTAGTCATCTTAGCTTCCAAGAATCCTACCATACCAACCATTTCCATGATGTGTTTGAAGTTAACCTTCATATCATGTTGGCCTTTTAATGAATCCAATGCTGCCATAAATGGTGGAATCCCATAAGGTTCATCGGTATCATTAAACATACCAGCATACACATAAGTTTCTGGGTTTAGTTTGATATAATCTTGGTGCTTTACGAAGTAATTCTTATTCCTCTGGTAAGGAGAATATACTCCATTGTTCTCTCTTTTGAAAACAATGTTCTCGGGTCTAAGGAATAAGACTGTATCCAAACCATCCAACATATCATTAGGAACTCCTTCAACGGATATAGCTCCACTAACAAGGCATTGTACAATCATCTTATTAACTAGACCGTCTATACCAGCAGTATACCTGGACCATTTCTTTGTAGCTTCGGTAAGATGTTTTCTCATCTTATCTGCTTCGGCATCTGAATTATTTGGGAATGTTACCGTATGACCTGTGTTTGCCAACTTAAACATATCCTGCAAAGCAATGCCCATATCCGGATTTACCTTATATAAATCACGAATCAAAGGGATTACTTCAACACGAAAAGAAGGATCTACCATTACGGTCATCCCTTTCAGAGTACTGAGTAAAGAGTTATCTTCATCTACTGATACTCTACCAGGAGATATAGCAGCAGCTTTTGGCTTGCTTGGCTCCTTGTTTGATTCAGGAGGTGGGTCTTTCTTTCTACCCCAACTCCAATTAAAATTGAGCTTTTTCATTTCGGTTGTACTATTACGTTAGTTTTTCCTTTTCTTATGTGATTACAGATTGCTTTACCGAATATAGAGTCATCTGCATATACATCCCCCTCTAGGTCTACATCTACTGTAGAATTATTAGCTCTATGCTTACCCATTGCAACTGGCCTACCTAAACCATCATATATGAAGGTATATGCTTCTTGAACAAAGAAAGGGTCTTTAACAGTAATATTATCTTCTCGAATATCCTGTTCAAGTCCCTCTACAATAACAGAACGGTTCTTTTGTGTAGTTAACCATCCTGGAGATTTATCTACCTCAGGTCTAGATTTACCTTTCTTCTTAAGCATTTTCTGATAATAATACAGTTTAGGATAACCTTCAGTTTGAAGAGCAGAAGTTACTGCTAATCCAACATCATTGGATTCTGGAGCAATGGTAGCAAAGTTAAACAAATGCCCTGTATCTCCAAGTAACCTTGCATACTTATCTACTGAAAGTCTACCTTTGAATACTGCTTGTTCTTCTCCTTGTTTATCCATGCAAGTAAATGCAGAGTAGTCAGAAGACCTACCAGTTGAAACGTCAGCACCAATGAAATATTCCTTATCTGGTGCTGGTTCTAAGAATTGCCGATATTGACCATTGAATCTTTTCTTAATAACCGGATAATCACTAAGACAGTCTTCGATAGCTTTGATATCAGCTAAGTCGAAGACCGTATTTCCGGATGATAAGAAGTCACCATCAATTTCTTGTGCAGTTCTTTTGGTTCCCAAAGCAGAAGACATTTCATTGTACCAATTAATGTCTCGTTCTGGGTGCATTTGCCAATACAATCTGAGTGGGTTAAATGGATTCCCACCTGCAATAGCATCAACCCAAGTTGAGTGGTAGAAGTTACCAACTCCATAAGGAGTGGAATTGATGATAGCAGCTCCACCAGTGGAAAGAGTAGGAAAAGCGGCTGCCCAAATCTGGGCTGCCCATCTAACTACTGCTGCTTCATCAATTACCAGTAAGGATAGAGATTCTGAACGACCGGCTTCTGAAGACGTTGGGATAGATTCTATGAATGAGCCATTATCGAACTCTATCATTGATGCAGAACCATATTCTCCCGAACGACCATTTATAATCGGTGTCTGTAAATACCATGGCAGGTTTTTGTACATGAACTTAATCTTCTTAAGTACCTTCTTTGCTGTTGTGTCCTTGATTGAGATAATGTTAATCTTCTTGTTAGGATGATACATTGCCAACCATAGGCAGTACATAGATATAAGCTCCGTAATACCTGCCTGCCTGAACTTAAGCAGAATATTGAAACGTTCTTTTACGAAGTTATACAGAACCGATTTTTGATACGGGTAAAGTTCAAATCTTACCTTTCCCCTCATAGGGTGTATCACATAAGTGAAAAGGCTAAAGTAAAAAACATCATTACTAACCTTAGCAAGTGTTGCTAGTTCTTCCCTTGTGAGAGCTGTGTTAGTTTCTATGTTAATCTTCTTTGCCATAATCAAAAGTTATATGTTACTGAAAACTCTAAGTCAGCTTTTATTCCCGAAAAGAACTTCGGATAATGAAAAGCATTTATACCAAGTTTATAATTGAAATTAGTAGTCTTGATTGAAAGGCCTGTCCCTATGTCTAACATTTGATTAAAGACCCTATATTTACCATAAACGTATGGACTTAGAGTTAGTTTTCTAATTCTTTTTTGAGTTAATTGACCTTCATACCAATTGTACTTATACTTACCTAAGTCCATGTTAAACATTCTCGTTGAATAGGAGTTTGTTTCCTTGTTGAATAAACTTAGATTCAATTGGTTTTTATCCAAGGTAAATTGGACCAAAGAATCTTCTCTACTAATTCTATTCGAAATAACCGCTGTTGAATCAGAAGCCTGGGGTTTAGTCGAATTGCTACTGTTTCGATAGAAGTCGTAGAGAAGAA